GCAGATTTAAAAATATCGGATATGTCTGCAAATAGTCCGGTGGGAACAACGTTAGCTATATTAGAAAGAACGTTAAAAGTTATGTCTGCCGTACAAGCCAGAGTTCATTATTCTATGAGGCAAGAATTCAAACTACTCAAGAATATAATAAGGGACTACACACCGGATAAATACAACTATAAACCAGAAAGCGGTACGCCAATGGTGAAGAAGTCAGATTATGACATGGTAGAAGTTTTACCTATATCTGACCCTAATTCTTCTACAATGGCTCAAAAGGTAGTGCAGTATCAGGCAGTTATGCAAATGGCACAGGCTGCTCCTCAAATATATGACTTACCTAGATTACATAGACAGATGTTAGATGCTATGGGAATTAAAGATGCAGCTAAATTAGTTAAGTTAGAGGATGACGAAAAACCTAAAGACCCGATTTCAGAAAATATGAACGCATTGAAAGTTAAGCCCCTCAAAGCGTTTTTGTATCAAGACCATGATGCACATATTCTTACTCACATGTCGTTTTTAAACGATCCGACTATGGCGCAGATTATTGGACAAAATCCTCAAGCAAGAGCAATAGCTGCAGCTTTACAAGCACATATTGCAGAACATTTTGGGTTTAAATATAGAGTGCAAATTGAGCAACAACTTGGTGCACCATTACCAAAACCAAACGCAGAGATACCAGAAGAATACGAAACTCAAATATCTCGCTTGGTGGCTCAAGCTGCACAACAACTATCGCAGAACAACTTGGTTGCTGCAGCGCAGAAAAAAGCTCAACAACAAGCACAAGATCCTATTATTCAAATGCAGCAACAAGAATTACAAATTAAAGCTCAAGATGCTGCTAGGAAAACACAAAAAGATCAAGCAGATATTGCTGTTAAACAAGCTCAGATTGCTGTTGAACAAGAGCGAATCGCTTCACAAGAGCGCCAAGCACAGCTTAATACACTGGCAAAGGCAGTCACAGATGATGCTAAATTAGAGGAAAAGCAGTCTAGCCAGATGGTAAAAGCTATGGTAGATGAGCAAAAAGCAGAGAATCAGGCTGATAACGCAGTAGCTCAAAGTTTAATACAACAAGCTATAAGTCAACCTGATGAGCAACCTACACAACAACCACCTCCAGAGGAGCAACAGTAATGGATGTGTTAGAAGCACTGTTAGATAAATACCAGTCTGATATTGATAGACTACAAGAAACTTTGGCTAGTGGATCAGCTAAATCTTACGACGAGTATAAAAAAATTTGCGGTACGGTTAAGGGTCTTACCATCGCATGTAACTACATAATAGACCTACAAGAAGCAAACGAAAAGGGTGAATACGAAGATGACGACTGAAAATGAGGATAAAGCTACACAGCTACCAAAACCTTCTGGGTATCATATTTTATGTACAGTACCTGATGCTGAGGAAAAGTATGATAGCGGTTTGTTAAAAGCTGATACTACAAAACATTTTGAAGAAGTTCTTAGCACTGTATTTTTTGTATTAAAAATGGGGGCTGATTGTTATAAAGACAAAGATAGGTTTCCGAGCGGTCCTTGGTGTAAGGAGGGTGATTTTATCTTAGCCCGACCAAACTCAGGAACTAGAGTAAAGATACACGGTAAAGAATTTCGTTTAATCAATGACGACAGCGTGGAAGCGGTGGTTGAAGATCCACGAGGTATATCACGAGCATAGGAGATAAAGATGGCTGAAGCACAAAACTTACCTAACGAAGAGGATGTTAAAAAACCTGAAGCTGAGGTAAAAGGGGAAGAGGTAGAACAAAAAGCGTCGGATTTTGAAGTAGAGATTGAAGACGACACTCCTGAACCGGATCAGAACAGAAAAAACCTCCCTAAAGAATTAGTTCAAAAATTAGATTCTGATGAGCTAACTGAATACGACGATAAAGTCAAAGATAAAATATACCAACTTAAAAAAGTTTGGCATGATGAACGTCGTGAAAAAGAAAAAATAGCGAGAGAGAATCAAGAGGCTATAAAAGCTGCTCAGAGGCTAATGGAGGAAAACAAAAAATTAAAAGCTAGACAACAAGAAAATGAAAAAAGTTATATAGATGTTGCAAAAAACGCTGCTGATTTAGAAATAGCCGCAGCTAAAGTAACATACAAAGAAGCTTATGATTCTGGTGATAGTGAAAAGTTAGTAGAAGCGCAACAAAAGTTAAATGAAGCTAACTTTAAAGCAGAAAGAATAAAATCTTTTAAACCCTCTTTACAAACTACTGATAATAGTGTAAAAGATAATAAAGAAGAACAAGCACCCGCTGCTCTGCCGCCTGACGCAAAGGCTTTAGAATGGCAGAAAAAGAATGATTGGTTCGGACAAGACGAAGAAATGACGAGCCTTGCGTTAGGGTTGCATGAAAAGTTGGTTAAACAACACGGACCAGCTTATGCTACAACGGACGAGTATTACGGTCGTATTGATGACACAATGCGAAAACGTTTTCCAGAAAATTTCGACACCGATTCTGAAGACGCTGAAGTAGAAACGAAAGAAACTACGAAAGCAAAACCTGCAGCAGTTGTTGCTCCAGTAACACGAACGACTTCTTCAAAAAAAATACGGTTAACAAGATCACAAGTAAATTTGGCGAAGAAATTAGGATTGTCACCAGAGCAATATGCTAAAGAAATGATTAGATTGGAGAATAGAAATGGCTGAAAAGCGTACAAATAGACAATACGAAAACAGAGCTTCACAAGAAAGACCAAAAACTTGGGCACCCCCAACTGCAAAACCTGAGCCGGATAAACAACCGGGATGGATTTACTTTTGGAAAAGAACGTCTACTTTAAACGAGCCTGACCCAAGAAATATTTCTATGGCTTTTAGAGAAGGGTGGGAACCAGTTAAGGTAGAGGAACAACCTCACATGAAACACTTATCTGATCACAACTCTAAATTTAAAGGTTGTATAGAAATAGGCGGTCTTTTACTTTGTAAAGCTCCAAAAGAGATGATAGATCAACGTAATGATTATTATTTAAATCAGGCTAACCAACAAATGCAGTCTGTTGATAATAATCTTATGAGAGAAAGCGACTCAAGAGCACCCATATTTAAGGAACATAAATCTACGGTGTCTTTTGGAAAAGGTAAATAATTTTTTAGGAGATTGATAAAATGGCAGCTACTGCTTCCCCTTTCGGGTTACGTCCTACCAATATGCTTGGTGGCACACCCAACCATGGCGGCGCTATCAGAGAATATCCAGTTAAAGCTAATAATACAGCCGGAATATTTTTTGGTGATGAAGTCTTATTAACTACTGCTGGGCTACCTGTAGCAGCAACAGCCACACCTGTGGCTTGCGAGTTTACGGGAACCTCCACTAATGCTACTGCTGGTGTTATGGGCGTATGCGTTGGTGTTAGATATGTTGATAGTAACGGCGTCCAACAATTCGCACAGTTTCTTCCTGCTAATGCTACAACTGCAGGGTTCACTGAAATATTTGTTAGAGTGAACGATGATCCAAGACAGCTATACAAAATTCAAGGTAGTGAAACTTTAGGTACCTTTAATAGTGGTACAGGTGGCTCAGGATTTGCTGGAGCGGTTGGTAAAAATGCAGCTTTAGGGAATTTTTCATCGCAAGATACAGCCACTGGTCTTTCAGGTGTAAATCTTGTTGTCGGTACTAACGGCGGTTCAATCGACGTTACTGAGACTTTAGCAATGAGGATTGTTGAAGTTGTTGCAGGTACTGAAAACGATAACTTCCCTGAATTTATTGTTAAATTTAACTTCAGTGTACTTTCATCTGAAAACAACTTAGGTATTTAAGGAGAATTTTAAATGGCGATTTCACGTTCACAATTATTAAAAGAACTCCTTCCCGGCTTGAACGCTTTATTTGGATTAGAGTATGCTAAATATGGTGAAGAGCACAAGGAGGTTTATGAATCAGAAACTTCTGAGCGTTCGTTTGAAGAAGAGACAAAACTCTCTGGCTTTGGCGCAGCCCCAGTTAAAACTGAGGGTGCAGCGGTAGAGTATGATAACGCACAAGAAGCTTTTACAGCTCGATATACGCATGAAACAGTTGCTATGGGTTTTGCTATAACAGAAGAAGCATCCGAAGACAATCTTTATGATAGTTTAGGTGCTCGTTATACAAAGGCTTTGGCTCGTGCTATGGCGTATACAAAACAAGTTAAGGCTGCTTCAGTTCTTAACAAAGGCTTTACTGGAACAGGTAATCCTACCTATGGTGACGGTAAAGTGTTGTTTGCAACTGATCACCCTTTAGTTTCTGGAAGCACAAACAGCAACCGCTTTACAACAGGTTCAGATTTAAATGAAACATCTCTTGAAGATGCGGTAATTCAAATTGCAGCTTGGACAGATGAGCGTGGGTTGTTAATTGCGGCTAAACCAAGAAAGCTAATTATCCCACCTGCACTTCAGTTCGTGGCAACACGTATACTAGAGTCTCAGCAGAGAGTAGGAACAGCCGATAATGATATTAACGCTATAATGACAACTGGAGCTATTCCAGAAGGTTATACAGTTAACCATTATCTGACTGATATCAATGCTTTCTTTTTAACAACTGATGTACCTAATGGATTAAAGCATTTTGTTCGTACGCCTATGGCGACTTCTATGGACGGAGACTTTGATACAGGTAACGTACGTTACAAGGCTCGTGAGCGTTATTCATTTGGCGTATCTGATCCTTTGGGAATGTTCGGTTCACCCGGAGCTTCATAAATAACAGGGGGCCTTGCGCCCCCTTTTTCTTTTATTGCATTTATGATTATTTAATGTTATAAGAAATAAATATCTAGGGTTAATCAACACACTTAACTGACCTAGCAGACATAGTAGAGATAGTGTGTTTAGGTGCTACTACACAGGAGATTTAAATGGGTACAACTACCTTTTCAGGTCCAGTAAAAGCTGGAACAATTAAAGATACAACAGGAACAACCGTAGGAACCGATGTAAATAATGTTGGTTTCGTACTAATGGCTCAATCAGCAGTAATTGATATTGTTGGTGCTTCAGCTACAACTACAGTTGGTGTTATACCAGCTAATTCTAAAATCACCGAAGTTAGTTTAAATATTGTAGAAGCGTCAAATAATGCTTCCGCAGCTACAGTATCCGTTGGTTTTTCAGGAGCGACAACAGCTCTTCTTAGCGGTACAAACGCTAAAGCTATTGGGTTAACACAAAGCACTGGAATGGCTACAGCTTCTATTAATACAGGAACTCTTGACCGCACAATACTTGCTACATATACACCTATAGCAACTGTTGCTGGAACACTCGGAATTGCTGATGTAACTGTTAAATATTTACAAAATGCTAATTTAGATATAACTGATTCTTAAAGGAGTAAGACATGAGTTTTGCATCTGACGTAAAAGCTCTTACTACAAAAGATACAGGCCAAAAAATTAGTGGCAGAACTAGGCTACAAGGTATTCAGTATGTACATAATGCTAGTGCAGATATTACTCTTAGTAATGGCGCTACTTCTACAGGAACTACCTTATTACAATTAACATCCTCTAGTGCTATTGGTACAGAAGATGTGTTTATACCTGATAACGGTATATTATTTGATTCTGGTCTGCATTTAGCTAATAGTAATACTGCAGCAATTACTAGCATTACTGTATTTTATGTAGGTGGCGGCGAAAGCAGCTAAATGGCTGAAAAAAAACGCAAAGGAATGGGGATTAAGACTTCTGTAAAGTCTGGTAATTTTCGTAAAACTAAAAGCGGTGCAGGTATGACTGCTAAAGGTGTAGCCGCATACCGTAAAGCTAATCCCGGTTCTAAACTTAAAACAGCCGTTACAGGTAAAGTTAAAAAGGGTTCTAAAGACGCAAAAAGACGTAAATCATTTTGCGCTCGTTCTGCTGGACAGATGAAACAATTTCCTAAAGCAGCTAAAGATCCAAACAGTCGTTTACGGCAAGCTAGAAAAAGGTGGAAATGTTAATAGATACGGTAACTGCTTTTCAAGGTGAGAGAATGGAAAAAGAAGATATACAGAGAGTCTTTGGTAAAGACATAAACAGTAAAGTTGCCGTTCAAGGTAATGAAATCAAACATATGCAGCAAGACATGGATGATATGAAAGCTGATATAGAAGAAATAAAAAAGTCTTTAGTTGAAATCCATGCTGTATTATCAGAAGCTAAAGGCGGTTGGAAAACATTGATGTGGGCAGCAGGTGCAGGTAGTGCTGTAACTGCTTTTATTATTATGATTCAACAAATTTTTTGGGGAAAATAGAATGAACACAAAACCGTATGCGAAACCACAGGTTGATAAAAGAACTGAAGGGGAAAAACGTAGAGATGCCCGCAGAAAAAAAGTTAAAGGTACCCCTAAAGACAAACTTTATTCTACAGGAAAAACAACTTCTGAAAAAATAGGAGATTTTACTAATAAAATGTACGACAAATTTGGTGCTATGACAGGGATGCCTGCTAAAGACATAGAAGCTCGTGCAAGAAGAAGATTAAACAGGAGAGAAATGTCTAGGCAAATGGATAAAGCGAAAGCTTCAAAAGACGAAAGAATGGCTGACAGGCGTTACCAACAAGAGCAAAGAAAAGAAGCAGAAAAAGGCGTAAGAAAGAGAGAGCTAAAAGCTTTAGGTCTTAAAAAAGGCGGTATAGCACAAGCACCTATAGTGTCAAAAAAAGCATTAAAAGACTCAGGTTTCAACAACCTACGTGATTTTATGAATAATTATAAATACAGCGAAACTGAAGGTAAGTATGTTAAAAGGTCCAAAGCTTTAAAACGTAGAAAAGACCCAAAACCAGAAGCTTCTTCAAAACCTGACTCCCCCAAAATAATTAAAGATACTAGATCAAAAAGTCAATTTGATTACAAAGGTCCTGACCCTAACCAAAAAAATTTAACACCTTCAAGATCAACTGCTAGAACAGATCAAGAAAAATCAGATTTTGATTTGTTAGCTAAAAATAGAAACCTACGAAAAGAAACAAAGTTTAAAAAAGGTGGTGTGGTTAAAACTAAGAAAAAAGTAGTTAAGAAGTTTAGAGGTGATGGTATTGCTAGAAAGGGTAAAACTAAAGGACGTATGATTTAAAAAGGAGGTGTAGGGTGGCGTATTTAATTAGTAACATTCCATATACAAAAGTTTGGATTAGAAAAGAGTTTACACATGGACATCAAAAATACCACGGGGAGTTCGTACACGGCTTGGCAGTCGCAGTCACAACAATGCCGGACCGATGTCTCAGTTTCCAAATCATATTTACAGGATGTGAAGAGGAAGAGGGCGAAAGTAATCCGCACGGAGGTGCCATGTGGGCTAGGATGCCAATCACAGCCTTATGTGGGGACATCCCAATGGATGAGTGGCCTGAAAGAATGGAAACCCACCTCGCACAGCCGTGGGACTGTCCATCACACACCCACTCCATTGTGTCCCTTAACAGGTGTAAGCCTAGCCCATGGTTATGTAAGATCGCCGGGGAGTTTCATACATCGAGATATCTCTTCACTGTGGACTTCACCGAAAGCGAAATCGCAGACTGTCCAGCCCAGCACAAGCAGAGTCACGTTATGGTGTTGACAGACGGACCTTGGAAGGGCAACATGGTTGCATTACCTAATAATAGAGTCAGAGTTACAAGCCCTGCTCTTTGGGTTACAGGTGAAGGCGCACCTGATTTTAGACCAAGCCAACATACACATTGTGCGGAACAAGACGATTCGTACATGGACCCAGAAGTAACGTTTAACAATTTATATAAAGGAGATGAAGATGAGTAAATTGCCTATGGGTAAAGACCCAAAGACAGGTAAGATGGTCCCAAAGTTTGCTATGGATGGTAAAGGCAAAATGGCTAAAGGCGGTTCTGTCAAGATGGCTAAAGGAGGCGCAGTAATGGCAAAAGGCGGTTCTGTCAAAATGCGTGGTGGTGGTATGGCTAAAGGCTACAATATCGGTGGCGCCATAGACGAAATAAAGAAAAAGAAAACAGCCAAAGGAATGGCAAAAGGCGGCGCAGTCAAAATGGCTGGTGGTGGTATGGCAAAAGGTTATAAAATTGGTGGTAAAGTTGCAACCAAAGGTGGTACAAAAGGTGGCGCTACTGGCGGTAAAAAGGTAGCTAAAAAACGTGATGGTATAGCTAAAAGAGGGAAGACGAGGGCTTAATGGCAATAAAGAAAAAATCAAAGAAAACACCAAAGAAAAAAGCAGGTTCTAAACCTACAAATCCATCTTTGTATGCTCGTGTAAAAGCAGAGACAAAGCGTAAATTTGATGTTTATCCATCAGCTTACGCTAATGCTTATTTAGTCAAAACGTACAAGAAAAGAGGGGGAGGTTACTCTTAAATGGGTTTAGTGCTATTTTTTATAATCTTTGTAATGCCTGTTGTTTGGGTAATTTATTATGTCTCTTAAAGAATGGTTTGGTAAAGGCAAAAAAGGCGACTGGGTTGATATAGGTGCGCCTAAGAAAAAAGGTAAATACCAAGCCTGTGGACGAAAGTCTGCAAAAGGAGATGGAGGACGAGCATACCCAAAATGTGTGCCTAGGTCAAAAGCTAAGTCCATGACTACAGCGCAACGCAAGTCTGCTGTTCAAAGAAAACGAGCGGCAGGTAATCCAGGGGGGAGACCCACAAACGTAAAAACTATTTTAAAAAAGAAGAAAGGCAGAAAATAATGGAAACTATTCTTAATACATTACAACAAGCTCAAAAATATACAGTTGAACAAACTAAAAGCGCAATTGATTTTCAAGCTCGTGCTGCTAAAGCAGTAGTTGAACATTGGAACACAAGCATAGAATGGTGGGAAGATATACTTTCAAATAAAAAATAATAATGCTTAAATCAAACCCCAGGATACCAAGAAAAAAAGGTCAGCCTGCAAAGTCTAAAAAACATTCTGACTTGTATACAGACGAGAACCCCAAGGGTACAATAAAAGGGTTAAAGTTTGCTACGAAAGAAGATGCAGTAAAAAGTGTAAGTAGAATTAGAAACAGCGATAGATCAAAAGCTCATAAAATACAAGCTGCTATTGCTATGGAACAAAGAGCCAGAGTTATGAACAAGAAAGAAGCTGCTGGGGTTTATAGAAAATACATAAATAGTGTGAAAGCAAAGAAATAATGGCTACTACAGATACAACTAATTTTAATTTAAACCTTAATGATTTGGCTGAAGAAGCGTTTGCTAGATGCGGTACAGAGATGCGTACTGGATATGATCTTAAAACAGCTAGACGTTCTTTAAATTTATTAACGATTGATTGGGCTAATCGAGGTATAAACTTATGGACAATTGAGGAGGGGACTATACCTTTAACTCAAGGTACTATTGCTTACGATTTACCTGTAGATACAATTGATTTGTTAGAGCATCAGGTTAGAACAGGTTCAGGCACAAACCAACAAGATTTAACTATTAGTCGTATCTCTGTTAGCACATATGCAACTATTCCTAACAAAAATGCTACGGGTCGGCCTGTACAAATATTTATAGATAGACAATCAGGAGCTACAAATTCTTCTGGTGTAGTACAAAGCCCTCAAGTAAAAGTATGGCCTACGCCGGATAGAAGTAGTTTTTATACACTTGTGTATTTTAGAATGAGACGTATACAAGATGCTGGAAATGGTACTAACACGCAAGATATACCTTTTAGAATGTTGCCTTGTTTAGTATCAGGATTAGCATACTATCTTTCTTTAAAAATACCAGAAGCAACCGACAGAATACAAATGTTAAAACAAGACTATGAAGAACAATGGTTAGTAGCTTCTAGTGAAGATAGAGAAAAAGCTCCACTAAGATTAGCTCCTAGAGAGTTCTTGTACTAGCATGGGATCTAATTTTGCAAGAGGCAGAAGAGCTATTGCAGAATGCGATAGATGTGGATTTAGGTATAAATTAAAAGAGTTAAAAGAGCTTACAATAAAGACAAAAAATGTTAACATTCTGGTATGCCCAGAGTGTTTTGAGCAGGATCAACCACAATTACAGCTTGGTATGTTTCCTATCAACGACCCTCAAGCTCTGAGGAACCCACGACCGGATTTAACAAGATTTGCAGAATCAGATTCTAGAAGTTATCAGTATGGGTTTGACCCTGTAGGTTTTAGTAACCCTTTTAATTTAGATTTAACAGATAATTTAAAAATAACTACAAGCGTAGGAACTGTTACGGTAACTACAAACTAGGAGAAATTATGGATGATATAGGAAAATTTAAACAACCCGTAGATGTGCCTGTCCCAAAAGAAGGCGGTTATCCGAACAATATCCCAAACACTCAAACAGTTAAAACTAGAGGTACAGGAGCTGCTATAAAAGGGACTAATTCTTCTAAAAGACTTGGATAATGAATTATAGCCAATTATTTGAAACTATAAAAGGTTATTGTGAGAATGACTTTCCTACCACCTCTTTTACAGGTAGTGATGGGAGCACTGTTAGTCTTACAAGCACAGAACAAATAAACATCTTTATAGATCAAGCAGAGCAAAAAGTATTTAACTCGGTTCAAATATTAGACCTTAGAAAAAACGTTACAGGGACCATGGCTTCTAATAATCAATATCTTACAGTGCCGTTAGATTGGCTTGCTAATTTTTCTTTAGCGGTTATTGATTCTTCTGGTAATTATAGTTATCTACTAAACAAAGACGTAAATTTTATACGTGAGGCTTTTCCTAATCCTACAACTACTGGGCAGCCAACACATTATGCGTTGTTTGACCAAAACTCTTACATATTAGGGCCGACTCCAGACCAAAATTATACTTCAGAACTACATTATTTTTATTACCCACCGTCTATTGTTACAAGCAGCACTTCTTGGTTGGGTGATAATTTTGATTCTGTTTTACTTTATGGTGCTTTAATTGAAGCGCATATATTTATGAAAGGTGAAGCAGACACGTATCAAAGCTATGTGCAGAGATACAACGAGTCTATGGCGTTACTAAAACAATTAAGTGAAGGTAAAAACCGTCAAGATATGTATAGAACGAAACAAGTGAGGTTAAAGGTACAATGATTGGTAACAGCACATCAGTATTATTGGGTGGAGGCGTAAAAGTCATGACAACTTCTGGCAGAGGGTTTAGCCCAGAAGAGGTTGCTGAAAGAGCTTTAGACAAAATAATAGCTGTTGGTAGTAATTCTCATCCAGCAGTTAGGGCGCAAGCCGAAACTTTTAAAAAAGATATACGGAAAGTTTTGGTTCATTACATGAAAGAAACAGTTAGGAGTCATAATGTGACTCTTGCACACAGGTTCAGGGATTCAGGATACCCTGAATTAGTAAAACTATTAGAGGAGTAAAAAATGGCAATTACACAAGCAATGTGCACATCGTTTAAAGCTCAGGCTTTACTAGGAGTTCATGATTTTAGACCAGATGGTTCAGCTACATCAGACGTTTTTAAATTAGCTTTATACTCTGCTGGTGCAGCGCTAAGTGCTGGCACAACGGCATATGTTACCGATAGTGAATCTGTTGGGACCAATTATGTAGCCGGAGGTTCAGCATTAACAAACTTGGGAGTTACTACTGGAACATCATCAGGTTTTGTAGATTTTAGTGATTTAACATTTACTAACGTAACTGTTAATGCGGCTGGGGCTTTAATATATAACAATACACCGTCTACAACCGATAATACAGGCACAACATTAACTAATGCAGCGGTTTGTGTATTAGATTTTGGTGGCACTAAACAAGCTTCTGCCGGAGACTTTTCAGTTATATTTCCAGCAAACACCAGTGCAGCGGCTATTATTAGGATAGCGTAAATGGCTGCGGTATCTGTAAATGTATCTAGAACTTTAGCAGGATGGGGTAGATCGTCTTGGAGTTCAGGAGCATGGAACGAGTCTATTACAGGCACGTTAGATGTAAACGGTTTATTAGGAACAGCAACATCAGTTACACCCGATGCTTTAGTTAACACCACTGGAGTATCAGCTTCTGGAAATATAGGAAGCGTGTTGGTTTCTGAAGGCCCCACAAATATTCTTGTAACGGGTGTTAACGCAAATGGGGGAATAGGCACGATATTAGTTTGGGGGGTGGTTGATACTTCTCAAACGCCAAATTGGCAAGAAATTAAAGAAGCAGCATAGGAGATAAAATGGCTTCAACATATTCTACAGATTTAAAAATACAACTTATGGCAACCGGAGAAAACTCTGGTACATGGGGAACAATTACAAACACAAATCTAGGCACTACTTTAGAAGAAGCTATTTGTAGATCAGTTGATGTTTCTTTCTCTGGAGCTAGTTTGACTTTAAGTGCAAATAATTCTAACGGCGCACAATCATTTCGTAACTTACGTCTAAATTTAACAGGCACTGGGTCAGCAGGTATTTCTTTAACTGTTCCCGATATTGAAAAAAACTACATAGTAAAAAACGCTCTTTCTACTGACGTAGATATTAAAAACTCTAGTGGTGGTGATGTTACTGTTCCAGCAGGGAAAACAACTCTTGTCTACAGCACGGGGTCTGGGGTTGTTGATGTTGTTGATAGTTTAGCTTCTTTGGTGGTTGAATCAACTTTTAATGCAGGTGGTAACGGTTCTGTTGGAGGCACTTTTGTAATAACGGGCAATACCACTGTTAGTAGTAACGCTTCTATTAGTGGCACGTTAAACATAGGAGGAAGTGTAGATACTGCAGCAACTTTAGACGTTGCTAGTAATGCTTCTGTAGGGGGAGTGTTAAACGTAACAGGAAGTGTAGATACTGCAGCAACTTTAGACGTTGCTAGTAATGCTTCTGTAGGCGGGACTTTAGATGTAACAGGTTCTGCTGCCTTTTCTTCAAAAGTAACTTTAGGCAATGCTACGGCCGATATAGCTATAATAAATTCTCAAGTAGAGTTTAACAATAATTTAAGAGAGCAAACATTAATAAGCACGGCATCTGCAACTGGTACAATAAACTTTAGTCTTTTGGATTCTTCAGTTTTGTTTAATAATGTTAATGCGGAAGCTAATTTTCAAATAAACGTTAGGGGCGATGCTTCTACAAATATAAATAATGTTTTATCTACAGGACAAACAACAACTTGTGCGTTTATGAATACAAACGGGCTTTCTGCTTATTATGCAACTGCAATACAAATAGATGGAACAACAGCGTCTCCAATCTATTGGCAAGGAGGAGTCAAACCCAGTTCAGGTAATGTAAGTTCGATAGATACATATTTAATAAGTATTACAAAAACAGGTTCAGCTTCATACACAACAATTGCTTCTCAAACACAGTTTGGATTGGATAATTACTAATGCCTATTATAAGTTCTCTTGGAGGTATTTCATCAATGGCGATGGGCCGCACAGGAGGATTTACACCTGCAATATTTACAATAGGAGCTACAACTTTTAATTTAGGTGGAGGCGATGTTTATAATTTTACAGATCAAACATTAAGAACAGCTACTATGCAAAATACTGGTTCTATGCGTGTAAAAATGTGGGGTGGCGGTGGCGGTGGTGGTCAATATTCAAGCGGTGGAGGAGGTAACTCTTCTGGCATTATTACTTTTGAAACAGGTACGCAGTTTACTATCCGTACTGGAGGTGGAGGCAATAGAAATGGAGGAACTCCGGGAGGGGGCAATGGAGGTGGAGAATCAAATAGGGGTGGTGGTGGTGGATATTCAGGAATATTTATTAATAGTGTAGCTTTTGCTAATACGGTAATGCTTGCTGGTGGTGGAGGTGGTTCTGGTAATGGAGCGCAAACACCGTTCAACGTATTTCCCGGAGGAGCTGGAGGCGGTACAAATGGTCAAGGCGGTACAGCTACAAAAACGGGGGGTGGATCTCAATCTGCGGGGGGCGTAGGTAATTCAGCAGGTTCGCAGCTACAAGGGGGATCTGGTTTGGTTGGTGGTGGTGCAGGGTATTATGGCGGAGGTGCAGGAGGAGACGAAGGTACGTACGCACCAGCAGGAGGGGGAGGGTCAGGATACATCAACACTACATATGTTTTAGAAGGTAGCACTGAAACAGGAGACAGAGGAGACCCCGCTAACAAAGATGACACAGATAGAAACGGTGCGGGCAGTGGAGTTGCTACTACAAATACGGCTGGAGAAGATGGTCGTATATTAATATATTGGAGTTAAAGGAGATATAGATGGCTTCATCAGCGTCAGATGATTTAAAAATTGAGATAATGGTTCCCGGTGAAAGCGTAGGAGATTGGGGCGATAAAACAAATACTAATCTACGAGGGATAGAAGAAGCTATATGTCAGACAAACGATATAGCTTTTGCAGGCACAGCAACTGTAGCTTTAAGCATTTCAAACTTTTCCAACCCTCCACAATCGGGAAGAGGTTTTCGATTAAATTTAACTGGTACAGGAACAGCGGGTCAAATCTTACAGGTTCCAGACATACAAAAGAGTTATATTGTAAACAACGGTTTATCAGTAGATACAATAATTAAAAATTCTACAGCAGCACCTACCGTAATAGTTCCAGCAGGTAAGACAGCTTTTGTATACAGCACATCAGCAGGAATTGTAAATTCAATTAATACTTTTACAAGCTCCAATGTGGTAGGCACGTTTGAGATAAGCAGTAATGCTTCTGTAGGTGGTACATTAAAAGTTACTGGAGACACTGATGTAGAAGATTTTTCTGCTAGTGGAACACTTGACGTAGCAGGTACAACTAATCTTGCAACTGCTGCTTTAACAGGAACTCTTAGTGTAGGTAGTAATGCTTCTGTAGGTGGTACACATACAGTTAAAGGATATTATAAAAATGTATCTGGTAATTTAATAGTTGAGCCTGCAACATATATTGCTGAGATAAGAGGTGGTGGTTCTACTGAGGGGCAAATACAACTTAATTGTAGAGATAATTCACATGGTCAAAAGATAATATCACAGCCTCATAGTGAGGGTGTTACTAACGAAATGCTGTTACCTAAAGGTGCTAACTCTACATTAGTGTCTGAAATAGGTACAGCAACTATAACTAATAAAACTTTAACTAGCCCTGCAATAAATGGAGCTACTATAGATTCGGCTGTTAGTGTTTCTTCAGTAGGGACATTAAATGCAGGTACTAATGCAGATATTAATGGTACTTTAGATGTAGGAGGTAATGCTTCAGTAGGGGGTTCATTTAGAATAACTAATAATGTAACAGCTTCAGGTACACTTAATGTAGGCACTAATGCTTCTGTAACTGGAACTTTAGCTGTAACAAATACAATAACAGGAGCTTCTACAGTATCTGATGTAGACGGTAATTTAAGAGATATACCATTAAGCACAAAAGTATCTGGAAACTACACTCTTGCAATTGGAGATGCAGGTAATCAAGTTACAGTAAATTCAGCAAATGTAATCATCACTGTCCCCACAGGAGTGTTTGGGGTAGGCGATATTATTTCACTTGTTTCCGTTAATGGATGTACAGCATCATTAGCCTGTACTGCTGTTAACG